TTAACTCACCTACCGGGGCCCCGCTCCTCTGAGACTCGGTTCCTTCGCCAAACAAACTTCGATATTTCCAATTTCCCTTACCGCTTCGGCCGGCTCGGCCTTGGCGGTTTTTCCATGCCCAAATCCCGGGCCCTTTTCGCCAAGGAGACATTTATGGACTATGTAAAGCTTGCCAAGAACGTGCTGGAAAAGCGCGCCGCACTGGTTGAAGAGCTCAAGGCTATCGAGAACCGCAACATGTCCGAAGAGGAGAAGCACAAGCGCTTCAAGGAACTGGACTACGAAATTCTCACCCTTGAGGCTGAGGCGCGGGATTACGTTGAGCGCGGTGAGCGCGAGACTGAGGCCCGTTCGCTGGCCACCAAGGTGGGCGGTGCTCTCACCGGTAGGGCTGAGCGTGTTCTTGAGGGCGAGAACTTCCGAAGCGGCGGCATGCTCCCCTCTACCGCTGAGTTTAGGCAGCTGACCACCACTTCGGCGGCTGCTGTTGTCCCGACGCAGACGCTAGGCCAGGTTTTCGAATTTCTACGCCAGCGCAGTGTCTTTCTGGCGTCCGGCCCGCGCGTCCTGAAGATGGATGGTAAGACGCTCAGTGTGCCGCGTATTTCGGCCAGCACGAGCGCGAGCATGGTTGCGGAAGGCTCCGCTATTCCGCTCACGGATATGACGCTACAGGCGGTCACGCTGACTGCTAAGAAGGCGGCTGTTCTTACCAAGGCTACGAACGAGAGCCTTGATGATTCCAATCCTGAGCTACTGCGCATCGTGGGCGAAGACCATATGAAGGAGGTTGCGCGTCTGCTCGATGCGCAGTTCCTTGCCGGTGATGGCACTGGCAATAACATGCGCGGTCTGCGGAACTTCTCGGGCGTGACGACGACTTCTCTGGGCACCAATGGCGCGAGCCTTACGCTCGATGCGCTTGCCGATGCTGTCGGTCGACTTGAGATCGCTAACGGCGATCTGAACAACGCGGCCTTTTACATGTCCGGCCGTTCGTGGGCGAGCATTCGCAAGCTCAAGGACACCACGAACCGGTACCTGATAACCGACCAGGTTGGTACCGACGGCGTTAAGCGGCTGTTCGGCATTCCGGTGTACGTGTCCAACCAGATTGGCAATGCTGAGACGGTCGGCACCTCGAATGACTGTTCATGGATCGGCCTAGTTGATCTGAGTCAGATTGCCGTAGGCCGTCGCGCTGAGGTTTCCGTCGCCTATAGCCAGGACGCCTATTTCGACAGCGATGTTACCGGCATTCGGTCCACTTCCCGGTGGGACGTGGCTCCGCTTGACCCGGCTGGCACCCAGCTAGTAACGGGCGTGCGCCCGTAGCACATTCTCCCCGGGTGGCGACCCGGGGTAGCGCCATTTCGGCGTGATCCATTAAGGGGATGCCCCCGCTCTTGCTGCTTCTGGAAGCAAGGGCGGGGGATTTCTTGTTTCTGTAGGCACCTCCCAAATTTGGGAGGTGCACCACCTCCCTCTTGGTCTAGACCAATAAGTAACGTTCCGTCAGCCAAGTATCCTGGTACACATGGACGCCGATGCGATTTGCAGCGCGATAGACGACATGCGCGCCGAGATGGACAGCCAGTTTGACGCCGTTGACAGCCACTTGGATAGCCTGCTAGAGAGCCAGCGCGTCATCCTGTCCATGCTGCGTGACGCCGTGGGCATCTTGGAGAACAATGAAGCCCCGTAGTGATCCTGGGGTGTTCCCGGAGTCGCTACGGGGCTTCTGTGGCTTTCTATGCGCCGCCTGCGGGTAGCCGTTGACCCCGCTCCCACAGTTCCTCGGCGTGCTCCGCGAACCGGGAGAACATTCCGCGCTCCTCCCGTTTCCGCAAATGCAAGAGCGGCGAGTCATGTCCAACCAACCGGGCAAGGTGCGGAGTGACAAGAGCCTCAGAATCGAACCGGAAGACCGACAGGCTCACATGGTTAGTCGCATCCTCCGGCGCGCTGTAACGGACTTCCAGCCCCTCTAGCGGCCCAAGCTTGGACAGTTCGCCAAGGGTGATCCGGATGCGCGTGGAAACGCTCAGCGCCACGTCCTCGATCACCTCGCGCTGTCGTGTGGTCTCGCCGTCCGGGTTCCCAAGGAGGAAGCGGATACGGCAGCCGCTTTCCGCCTTGCTCCGTAGAGTTTCAGCGAATGCCGGAATTTGCGTGAAGAAGAAGTAATTCGTATATCCGGCAAGGAACAAATCCTCGCGGGTGTTCTTGATCAGCTCGGCCCACACCGTTGACGGGCACGCCGACCGGTACGGGTACGAGTGGACGATCTCTAGGTCCCCGCCGGTCTTGATGCGGTCCTTTACGACCTTGGGCCAGAGCATTTCTTCATCCACTCCCAACGCCTCTGCGGCGTCTTGCCTGTTCCGGGCGTGCGGCACAAGCTCTTCGTCCGCAAGCCATCTCTCAATCGTCTTGCCGGTTACCCCGATGCGCGCCGCCAACTTCCGGGGCGACTGGTTCGCGGCGTCCATAGCTGATCGTAGGGCAGTGTTCAAGGCTTCCCCCGAGACGTTTGGGCCTTTTCCAAGGTAGCGCCCGGATGGCCCAACTGTCCCTGCACGGACGCTGATTCGTCCTCGGTGAGGGGCCAGGATCAAGGCATGGACACCGAAACGGGTCCGACGCAAAGGGTGTGCGCATCCTGCCGAGTCTTGGTCATCTGGGATGACGAGACGGGAGTGTGCATCCACTGCAAAGGCTCACTGAACGACGCGAACGGACAGCCGTACGCCGTGCGGCTGAAGACAGACCAGCGACGCACGATGACACTCATGGAGGACTGAGCGATGGCATGTCCCAACTGTGGCGCCGCCTGCCAGCAGGGAGCGACTGGAAATTGGGCCTGCGGAAACTGTGGCTGGGGCTCGGGCTTCGCCCCGACCCTGCCGCCGGTACCGTGTACGCATGGCGCAGAAACAGCAGCCGGAAACCATGCCCGTCATTGATACGACCGAGGCTCTGGCACGCAAAGAGATCACGGCCACTATGTGCCATGACTGTGGTGCCGAGGTGCACGGCGTGAACGCCCGCTATGCCTGCGGGCTCTGCGGTTGGGTCAACCACTGGTCGGAGGGGTCCACGCCCCTGCTGACGGCCGAGGATGATCCGGACTACCCCGGACGCTGAGCAGCAGGAAGCCCCGTAGTGACCCTGGGAACTTCCCGGAGTCGCTACGGGGCTTTCTTGTTCAGCGCTGGCTCAGAGCCGCGCGCAAGGCTTCTTCGAGTGCCCTTGCCGCAGGGGAGTTGAGCCGTTCCCCGCGCATGTCTGCCACGTTTGCAACGTCTTTCACGGCTTCCGCCAACTTCGCCATCAGGCGGCAGAGTTCATCCCGCGAGATTTCCGGACGCTGAGCCATGGTCAGTGCGTAAGCGGCATCGCTGCGCGCCATGCTGATGATGTGGGCTTCCGCGCGGTCGGCAATCCGGTCCACATCCCCGGACGCTGCGTACTCCGCCATGCCTTCGGGGCCGGTCCACGGTAGGCGGCGCAAGTGCTCATGAGACTCAGTGCCGATAGGCTCAGCCATGCCGACTCCAATCAGTCGGTAAGCCCCGGTGCGGAAGCCATCACCCTTCCCGCCGGGGCACTGCTTTTGACCTGATCATTTTACGCGGATACGCGCTTTCACGGGCGCGTCATTCCGACGTCTTCGCGCCCCCTTCCTGCCGCTGCATTGGTGCGCTGACCAGGGCAGACGTGCTAGAACTGGAAGTCACGAGTCTTCGGGTTTCCGAAGGCTCCCGACTGGTACCTCTGGGAGCGGCCCACCATGACGACAAAACCGCAGGCCAGCGCGGCACGTAGAGACAAGCTCTCCAACACGGGGGTGACCACACCACGACTCAGGGGCGTCTCAGCCCTCCGCCTGTCCGTCCTCACGGACGAGACCACCTCACCGGACCGCCAACGGGAAGCCAACCGGGGCGCTGCTGCATCGCTGGGAATTGACCTTGCCGACAGAGAAGCCGTTGACCTAGGTGTCAGCGCAAGCAAGACCACACCTTTTGAGCGTCCGGAATTGGGCGCATGGTTGGCGCGTCCCGACGAGTTTGACGCACTGGTCTTTTGGCGGTTTGACCGCGCGGTGCGCTCCATGGACGACATGCACGCGCTATCGCTGTGGGCACGTGAGCACCGAAAGATGATCGTGATTGCGGAAGGTCCCGGGGGGCGCCTTGTTCTCGACTTCCGCAACCCACTGGACCCTATGGCCCAACTCATGGTCACGCTCTTCGCGTTCGCCGCACAGTTCGAAGCCCAGGCCATTCGGGAACGCGTGCTCAGCGCTCAGGCGGCAATGCGTGTCATGCCTCTTCGCTGGCGTGGCTCTCGTCCGCCGTACGGCTACATGCCCGCCCCGCTGGAGGGTGGCGGCTGGACCCTGGTTCAGGACCCGGAAGCCGTTGCCGTCCTTGAGCGCATCATTCGGGAACTGATGGGAGACCCCATGAGGCAAATCCCCCCGAAGAGCCTTGCCGCAATCGCGCGGGGGCTGAACGCCGATGGGATTCCCTCGTCTCGGGATCACTGGAGTCTCAAGAAGGGGCGTGAAACCGGCGGAAAGACTGGCGGCAAGGCTGGTGAAACCGTCGTGCGTGGCCGGTTCGCATGGCGGCACGGAGCCATCAAGGAACTCCTGACGTCAGAGCGCCTGTTGGGCTGGAAGATCACCGACAACAACCCAGTTCGAGACGGCGACGGTGCGCCGGTCATGGCTACTGCTGAACCGATTCTCACTCGCGAGGAATTCGATGTAATCGGCGCTGCTCTCGCTGAACGCTCCGTGGACAACAAGAAGCCGGATCGTGTGGACACCGTGGCCCTTTTGCTCCGGGTGATTCTTTGTGAAGGGTGCGGGGAACGCATGTACCTTCACCGGCCGTCCCCGAACAGCAAGAGCACCAGCAAAACCGAGACCTACAAGTGCGGGTCCCACACCAGGGGCCGCAAGTGCGCTTCCCCGGCAATCATCAAGCGCGAGTGGGCAGATGAGTTCGTAGAGCGTGAGTTTCTGCGGATGCTGGGCGCACTGGAGATCACGCACACGCGCACCATTCCCGGATACGACCCACAGCCGGAGATTGACGCCACCCTCGCCGAGTACGAAGAGCACCAGGCACAGCAAGGGCGACAGAAGTCCAATGCAGCAAAGGCAGCGTGGCAGAAGCGTGCAGACGCTCTTGATGCCCGGCTGGCGGAGCTTGAGGCTCGACCCAAGGTTGAGCCGCGCCGAGAAGAGATCCGTACCGGCCGACTGTACGCGGACGAATGGAGGCGTGCCGACGTAACTAGCAAGCGGGCACTGCTAGTTGAGGCAGACGCAATCCTGAACGTGAAGCGAGGAACGCGGGGAGGATGGCGCAGCCTTGACGAGTCGCGCGTTAGCTTCGACGTTAGAGAGCCGTTCTTTGCCGACGCTGCCACGAATTTGACCGCGCTCGCTGCCCAGTTGCGCCAGGAGCGTGCGGCACTGGCCGACTAGGCCGCCTAGCGGCCCCTCTGAGCCCCCTCTAGCCCCGCCTGGCCCTTGTGGTCGGGTGGGGCTTTTCTCATGCCCGCTGTACGGCTCTGTGAGCGCCTATAAGGCGCGTGCCGGTATGCGGCGACCGCCGGGGCGAGTAAGGGCCGCAGATAGCCGCTGAGAGCTTCTCTGATGATGCGTCACCTTAGCCGGAGAAATTCTGACGGACCGTCAGTCGAGGAGTAGTCAACGCGACACCAGGCTCAAAACCGCGCGAGGCATACGCCGAGATCTGACCCATGGCAGTAATCAATTGATTACACATAGTGATTCATCTTTGCCTATCCGTGACCTAGCGTGGTTTTCCGGGGAGCACAGCGAAGCGCGGCGCAGAGGGAGCGTCATGGACCCGATAAATGATCAAGCTCTGACCAGCAAATATGACGGACATGACGAATCTACCCCCATTTTCAGAACCCATATAGAACTCCTATAGCTAATCCAAAAACGGGGTGCGCTTCGCCATACCGCCATGCCCTCCGCTGAGAGTGACCTAGAGAAGCACTCTCTAATGTTCAGTGTGAGAGGGATTCCCGCGCCCACAAAATTGCTCGGCGGACCGTGGGCCCTCTCAACCAAACATGCGGACGGCATCACAGACGGTCCGCATCCACATACCCGTTGCGTGGCGGTAAAACCACGCACTGAACGGCCCTACCTGAGGTCGACTTGCAAGGCGGACGTGATGCCCCGCTTTCGACAAGTCCCCGGGTAGGGCCGTTCTGCATTTTCAGGCATCACATTGGAAGGCTTCACCATGAGCGCACGCTCCCAGTATCTAACCGCCCACCGCCGAATCGATGACGCGCGCGGTAAGGCGAATACCCACGTCTGTGAGTGGTGCGGCGTGACTGCCGACCACTGGGCCTACGATCACAGCGACGAAAACCAGCGCATTGCCGACGGTTACGTATGGTCGGATATTCCGACGCACTACATCCCGCTATGCGCTCTCGACCACCGCGCGTTTGACCGCGCATTCCGTCGTGGCGCTGCCATCGCCCCGCTTAAGGCTGCTGCGGCTCAGAGGCTCACTTTGGAACAGAAGTCGTTTTACGCTGAACGGTGCGCGCGACAGGCTCTGATTGACGACAGGGTCAACGCCATTGCCTCGCATGAGCGCTTCGCAAAGCGTGATGCACGGCGAGCAACGGAACGGGAAAGGCTCAATCGGCAGTCAGAGCGCGAGGTAAAGCGACTCGATAGCCTGACGGGCTACTTCCCGCTGGTCGCCGTGTTGGGAGATAACTCCCACCGCATGACCGGCGTTGACGCCTACTCGCTGTATGAGGGTTGGTGCCACACCGAGGGAATTACGCGCACGCTAGGCCGTAATGAGTTGTACGCCGCCCTCGGCAAGATGCCGGGCATTAAGCGAATGCGGACCAGCAAGGGCGTTGTTTTCGTCGGCATCCGCCCCACGGTGGACCTATGAGCAAGACAGAGGAACGCATGTTGGCGCGAATTGACAGGCTCATAGCGCTAATGCGTGCCGCCGTAGAGGCGGAAGAACGGGGCGGTAATCATGGATGAGTACGATCTCCTGAGCGCGCAGTGCGCTCAACACAACGAGGGTGCCCGCCTTTACCACGGGGCGAAGCTAGCCGGTCTAGAACAGCGCCTAGAGCGGCTGGAAGCCACCACGTGGCGGGCAGTCGAGGTAGCGACCGAGCAAGGCGATTCAGCGCGCTGCACGGCGCTACTGAGCGACCTTGCGGAGCTGCGGGACGATGCCAACGCAATGTGGCTGGAGCACGGCAAGCCTGCGCCGGATTGGGCCGGGGTGTTCTATGTCTGAGCACACGTGCAATATCTGCGCTGAGACATTGCCCGCTTCCGCTTTCTATCCGGCACCGGCGCTTCGCAACGGTCGCGCTTCCCGCTGTAAGCGTTGCGCGTTCCTTGCTCTCGCTGAGAAAACTGAGTCTGCGCGCAAGCCATTCGGTAAGCAGTAAGCGCATGTGCTCACCACCTCCCAAATTTGGTAGGTGGGGGTAGCCCTGCCGTACAACCTCTGTCCCAGACACAAGCGGCTATACCCCCTAGGTTCAAATGGGTGCCCCCTCTGTGTAGCGGGTGCCCCCCGTAAGTACCGGAGCAAGAGCACCCGGACGGCTGGACGGTATGACGGCACATGGCAGCGTCTGCGCGCTGAGGCGATACGACTACAGCCGTTCTGTTCGTGGTGCGGTCGAGCCGATGATCTAACCGGCGATCACATCACGCCACTGAGGACAGAACACAGCGGATAACATCCGCGTCCTCTGTCGATCATGCAACAGCAGACGAGGTAACCGAGCGTGAATGGCTGAGGGTCATTGGCGCTGTGTTTCGTATCGCAGTGCGTGACCCCGCCCTCGTGTCGATCGCCCAATCTCCCTTTCCTTATCGGCCTCGAAAGCCCTGTACGGCCCTGAGGGGCTTTAAGGAATGGTCGACCCATCCGTCCCCCTCGTTCGCGCTCAAGGGCGCTCAGAGGCACCGTCAGGGGGATATGGGGACCACCTCGGGGGGTAGGGGGAGGTCGAAACTTGAACGGCTCCCCTTCCGACACCCCCGCCTTCCCCTCCATTTTAATTTCTGCGGTGATCGCCGAAAAAGGCACGGCCGCTACGCATTGCGCTGAATCGGCGCGCAAATCCACGAATCTCGACGCATGGAGGTGCAAGCATGCGCGGAAATATTCCTGCTACCCCCACGCTGCGCGTCCTGCGGGGACAGTCGGGGGACGCTGAGGCTCAATCCCTCACCCGACCCGCCGAGGGCGCTCCTGGGGCCCCTGAGGGGCTTTCTGGGGAAGCTGCTGCCGAATGGTCGCGCGTCGTACCTCCGCTGTACGCCCGGGGCGTATTCGATCCGGTCTTGGACCGAGCCTTTATGGTCGCGTACTGCTCAGCGTGGGCAACCTACGTCGCTGCAATGAGCGAACTAGTGACCAACGGCCTTACAGCCGAGGGCTACCGGGGGCAGGTTAAGAAATCGCCCGCACATCAGATCGCGCGTGACGCTGCCGCGCTGATGGTGACATTCGGCGCACGCTTTGGGCTTAATCCGCTTGACCGTCAGCGGTTGCACATGCCTGCGCCGGACGCTCCCGCCGACTCCAGCATTGAAGGGCTGTTGTCATGACGTCGGCCTATGAGCGTCAGCGGCCCGACCCTGATACACGCGCACGATCCCTAAAGCTTGCGCACCAATACCCGCTGGATCGGTTGCTAGCCGATATCCGAGAGATTCAAGGCCACAAGTGCAGCAATGCACGCGCCGCCGCTGAATGGCGTGAGTACGCCCGTGAGCTGAGTGAGATTTGGGGAGTGCGCGAGTTCGAGCGGCTAGGGCATTTCTTCCCCGATTACGACGAGGACGTCTGATGACCGCAACCAGTGGGATGCCAGCAATGCGCGGAACGGTATTTCAGCATCCGTCTTTTTCTGCTGATCCCGCCTCTATCGACGTCGGCGCGGTTCTCGACAGCCGTCCGAACCTAACCGCGCTCATCTACGCATGGCACGCGAGAGCCGATGCAACGACAGGCGATATGCGCGCCTCATGGCTCGCGCTTATTGCAGAGCTACGCGCGCGAGTCGCTGAATGGGGAATGTCACTCCCCACGCCACCGAGCAAGGACTAAAAGCTTCTGGCTCTACGGGGCCAGGGGGCTAGGGATGAGAGCAAATGCAGGGAGCGCGACCACGGATTAACTCTCCTACCGTGGTCGCGCTCCTCTGAGACTCGGTTCCTTCGCCAAACAAACTTCGATATTTCCAATTTCCCTTACCGCTTCGGCCGGCTCGGCCTTGGCGGTTTTTCCATGCCCAAATCCCGGGCCCTTTTCGCCAAGGAG